GATATAATATTTTCTTATAATGGCAACAATCAGGCAAAGGCAAGCATTTAATAAGATCATTGAAAATCATGGTAATGTGATGAAGTCAATGCGTGAGGTAGGTTATTCGCCAAATACTGTTATAAACCCAAGTAACTTAACTGATTCAATAGGATTTCAAGAGTTGTGTGAAGAGTATGGATTGACAGATGATTTTCTTATTAAAGCTCTAGTAAGTGATATAAAGAACAAACCAAAGAACAGGAAAGCTGAACTAGAGTTGGGATTTAAGGTTAAACAAAGATTAGTTGAGGATAAAACTCCCAAAGGACTACAACTACCTACACCAATAACAAATATATTTGTTCAAAATGTTTTCAATAACGACAAACACGAGGGAGATAGCGAAGTTAAAGAAGAGGATTAGAGCTATTCAAGGAGGAACATCCGCTTCTAAAACTATTTCAATCTTGATAGGTCTGATTGAGTATGCTCAGAAAGATAAAACTCATACATTAACCTCTATTGTTTCAGAGTCTATGCCCCATCTTAAAAAGGGCTGCATAAGAGATTTCAAGAATATACTAAAGTCCCATAACTACTGGAAAGACAATAATTGGGCTGAAACTGACAAGGTTTACACATTTGAAAATGGCTCTCAAATAGAGTTCTTTGGGGCTGATCAAGCTGATAAATTAAGGGGAGGAAGAAGAGATAGATTGTTCATTAACGAAGCAAACAATGTATCATTTTCTTCTTTTGAAGAGTTGGAGGTAAGAACTAAAGAATTTATTTATCTTGACTGGAACCCCGTGTCAGAATTTTGGTTTGATGAAGAAGTCAAAAATAAAAGAAATGATGTGGACTTTTTAATAGTGAACTACCTAGGAAATGAGGCTATTGACCCACAAACTAAAGCATCTATTGAACAACGTAAGAATAGAAAAGGTTGGTGGCAAGTCTATGGTTTAGGCCAACTAGGAGAGATTGAGGGTAAAATTTACTCTAATTGGCAAATCATTGATGAGATACCACATCAAGCTAGACTGGAAAGATACGGGTTGGACTTCGGGTATACTAACGATCCGACTGCTTTAGTAGCCGTTTATTATTACAATGGTGGGTACATTCTGGATGAGGTATTATATGGCAATGGTATTTCGAATAAATATATAGCTGATACCCTAAGCAACTTACCTAAGGCTTTAGTTATAGCTGATAGTGCTGAACCAAAATCTATTGATGAAATTATGAGTTACAGAATAAATATTTTAGGCTCTGAAAAGGGCAAGGATAGTGTTAGACAAGGTATACAAAACGTTCAATCTCAACAGATTTCGGTTACTAAAAGAAGTATAAATATAATAAAGGAATATAGAAATTATCTATGGATAACCGATAAAGATGGTAAAGTCGTCAACGAACCAGAACATACTTTCTCGCACTCAATGGATGCAGTACGTTATGCTTTGAACTCTTTAACTCCAATTATTAGGCGAAATGAGCAGTTGCAAGCCTTGAGAGAAAGTCGCCATTATCAAGAACAACCTAACCCAGCCCTATGATCTCAGTATGTATGCCAACAGGAGGGAGTATCAAAACTGCAACTGTTATCTCCCTTATCAAACTATTCCAAGCACGAAATGATTTAGAGTTCCTTACCCAAACTAGCTCTATTCTTCACGAAAACAGGAATAGATTGGTGGAAAAGGCTAAAGGTTCTCATGTTCTCTTCATAGACAGTGATATTGTATTTGAGCCAGAAATGCTTAGTCAACTGTTACAAAGAGACAAAGACGTAATTGGAGCTTTATACTATGCTCGCAAATTACCTAAAACTCCTACTTGTAAGAAATTGGCCGAAGGGTTTGAGATTTGGGAAAAAGAAGGAGATTTGATAACATGTGCAGGAGTAGGCACGGGATTTCTTCTCATTAAGAAAAGTGTTTTTAGGAAGTTAAAACGCCCCTATTTCTTTTGGGAGCATAAAGAGAATGGAGACTTTGATTATGGAGAGGATATGTATTTTTGTCGCAAAGCTAGAGAGGAGGGATTTAAGATTTATTTAGATCCTACAATAACGGTGGGGCATCTAGGAGATTATTTATATGAATAAAGAAGTCTATAGAAAGTTAAGACTGCCGCAAACATCTCGTGTGAACAAAGGAGCTTGCTATTTTTGCGGCAAGGATGTCTTTGTCTCTGAGGGCCAAGCGTATAAATTATATTACGGCAAACCAAGCCACAAAAAATGTAGATGATTTTAGGTACTATACTCCCCAATAACGCTTTATTGCCATTTGAAGCAGTCAAATGCTGGTTTGCCTTGCCTAAGTATGACATTTGCTATCACCAAGGCTCTACTCTTTCAAATAATCGCAACCAAGTATGGAAGTATGCACAAATGAAGAAAGATAGCTTACTCTTCATCGACAGTGATATTGTCTTTCAAATAAAAGATGTCTTGAAAATGGAGAAGCTATTGCAACTTTATGACGTTGTAACTGGTGTTTACACATTGACCTTTCCCCCATATCACTGGGCTATCTTTAAGCGTATAGAGGGAGATTATGAATTTTTTAAACCAACAGAATTTTGCGAGGTAGGAGCTTGTGGTGGAGGTTTCCTAGGAGTCTCTAGTCATGCAGTAGAGGTACTAGGAGACAATCCTTTTTCTAATCAGTGGGAGGGAGAAATACAACATGGTGAGGATGTTTCATTTTGCCACTTAGCTAGAGAAAAAGGATTAAAAATTTGGTGTGATCCAAACATCAAAGTAGGTCAAGTTAGAATGGAAGTGAAATACCCTTTGCATTAACATTTATAAATGTGGTATAATTATATGCAATGAAAAAATCTACTAAAAAAGATTACAAAGTTACTATAAAGATTTTTCAAAATGGACAACTAGAAAAAACCATTAAAACTGATGATGTTCTTGAGTCTTTTAATGAAATTAAGCTAGACCCAAAAACACTAAAAGGAGGAGTGAGAATTGAGGCAGAGTACGGAGATAAAAAATACTTTCATAACATGTATGTAAGAAGGATGAGATTGTTTTTAACTAGCCCTATTACAAGACAAATAATGGCTAAACACTTTAATATAGCTTTAGGAATATAAATAAATGCCACGAGGAATTTATAAAAGAACAAGAGAAATGAAGATTTTAGATTAACTAAAGAACTAGTATGATTTCAAATTCAATTTACGAGTACTGCAATAACGAAAAGAATTTTTATCAATCTGGCCGTGGAGTGTTAGTGGCGGGAAACTGGTATTGGTCAATGTTCAAGCATTGTGAATATACCCATTTAATGAAGAACTCGCAGTTTCCAGAAACTCAAACAGACTTAGGCAAGCGACCTAATAAAAACATAATTCTACCCATTATAAATGTGGCTCACAGAACGGAAGGTTTTGATGTAAAAGATATTAATTTGTATGTGGACAATGTGGATAACTACCATCTATCATTTCTCTCTCGTAAGTTTGCGTATAGGTGGTTTATAGACAACAAATTTGATACTTTCATAGATGAAGTGGTAGAAGGATTGGATTATGGTTTTGTCTTGGTTAAAAATGTCAATAATAAAAAACCAGAAGTTGTTCAACCCCAACAGATAGCCTTCTGTGACCAAACTGACATCCTATCTGGAGCAATAGGACTAAGGCACCAGTTTTCAATAGACCAGCTTGTTTCTACTGGAGATGAGTTGGGATGGTATAAGGAAAAGATTGAGTTAGCAGTTAAGAAAGCCCGTGAGGAAAAATCAAATCAAGAGGGCAACGTAGAAAACCAAGTACCTGACAAACATATTGAAGTTTTTGAGATAGAAGGAGTTTTCCCAGAGAATTGGCTTGAAAAAGATCCAAATTATGAAGAAGCCACTAACTACAACAACGAATTAAGCCCAGACAAATACTCACTTCAAAAACATATTATTACTTATGTAAAAGACGATGAAAGTGCTAAGAAAGGTATTTGTTTATACAAAGGAAGATTAACCAAGTCATCATTTAAGTTATTAGTGGTTAAACCAGTTTATGGTCGTGCCGCAGGCAGAGGTAGAGT